GCGGGAACCAGCGTATTATTCCACCAGTCGATAACAGCCTGGATCGCACTCTGAATCCAAGACCACACGGGCTTGATGATGTTCTCATACAGCCAATTGAATAGCTCCCCGTAAGCCTTCATAGAAAGGTTCCAGGCCGGGATGAAGGTGTTATTCCACCAGTCGAAGACGAATTGAATGGCGGCCTGGATACCCTCCCATACAGGCTTTATGACATACTCATACAGCCATTGGAAGACCGGGCCGAGAACATTCTGGATCATCCATACGACGCCGTCCCACAGCGTGAGCAGGACAGCGAGCACGACAGCAACAGCGACCTTTATAGCCGTCCACACCGGCAGAATAATTGACTCGTAGAGCCATGTGAATACCGCCGCGATAACATCAATTGCAGCCTTGATGAAGGTCACCACACCATCAAAAACGGGTTTGACGATATTCTCGTAGAGCCAGGTGAAAATCAGCCCGTAAATGCGGAATGCTTCCTGGACGCGGGGGATATAAACCCCTACGAACCAATCGACGAAAGCGCCGATTAGCGACATGATCCAGTCCCACGCCGGTTTGACGTAATCGTTCCACAAGCCCACAAACCAATTGCCAATAGCCTGCAGCGCGGCGATGATAATCGGCATCACATTGCCGTTGAACCAATCCACAAAATTGCGGATAACATCACCTATGAATTGGAAAACAACATCAATGATGTTTTTGAACCAATCAAGGTTGTTGTACGCCAAAATGAGCGCGCCAATAATCAAACCGAAAATACCGAGCCAGCCCCACGTCGCCAACGTAAGGCCGAACATTGTTGTTGTTTGGAGACTAGTAATAGCCTGCCAGGCCGCTGTAGCCGCTGTGGAGACCGTCATAGCGGCTTGCCACACCTTGAATGCGGCAACAGAAATCAGAATGCCTTCTGCGAAAGGCCCCCAGATATTGACGTTATCGACAACGAATTTAATGATCTTGCCAAGATTCTCACCGAAATCGTACAGGAATTTATTCGTATCTTCGTTCGGTTTAATACCGACTAGGCCGTCGAAAACATCTTTGATGCCTTTGCCAATGTCTTTAAGAACCGGAAACACATCATCACGCAGCACCGGTAGAATGGAATCGACGAAGTACGCCTTCACCTTCTCGTACAAGGTGCGCATCGCAAACGCGAATTCTTCCATCCACCCGGCGAAACCAGAGCTGGTGACATCCCCGTCAAAATTTCGCCATGCCTCTGCGAAGGCACGGATACCGCCCGCGACCGTCTCAATGACGGGCATTACCTTCGACGAAAAAATGTCCATTGCCGCTGAGACAGCAGGCAGGAAAGCCTCACCAATGGTGACTTTCAGGTTCTCGAAGGACGCCTGCGCCACCTGAATCTTATGAGCGTAAGTATCAGACTCACGGTTAAAGTTCCCTTGAGCATCCGCAGACTGCTCAAATAGAAGCTTCTGCGTGAGAAGCTGCTTCTGCTGCGTGGTGAAAGCCCCACCGGATTTCTGGATACCCTCCTGCAGGGCTTTCGCTGATAGCGCTGCGTCATTGATGCTGATGCCGTAGCGCTCGATTGGGTCTGTCTCACCGCGAAGCGCCGCCGAGATAGCCTCAATCGCTTCTTTCGTGGTGCCACCGTACATACTTGCCAGGTCAGCGCCTAAGGTGATTAGGTCGTTTGTTTTGCCTGCGAGTTGATCCATGCTTGTGCCGCCGTTTTTCAGCGACGCACCCAGCACAGACGCCAACTCGTTATAGGCGTTAGCGGAAATACCTAGATTTTTAGCGGAATTCTGCGCCCACGAATGCATCTGCCCCGCGGACTGTTTGAAGACGGAATCGACCGCGCCCACGGACTGCTCAATATCACCGGCGGCGCTAATCGAATCTTTCAGCCCGTTAAAGATTGAGACACCGGCGAAAAGCCCGCCACCAGCCAGCAGAGCCTTCTTGAAAACGCCACCAAATACTGATGCTGAGGATTTCGCGGCGCTATGCGCTTCATCATCAGCGCTTTTGAATGCGTCTTTAAACCCGGCCCGCGCCTGCGACGCCATGCCCGAAAAGCCCCGGCGGAACAGCGCCCCTATCTTGCCGAACCGCCCACTAGTGCGGTCAATCGCCCCCGTGAGCTCATCCTGCGACGTGCGCGTCGAATCAAGCGCGCTCTGAGCAGATTTCAGCGCCGTATGGTGCGCGCTGATCTCCGTGACAGCCGCCCGAGAAACCGAACTGTACCGCTGACGGGCGCTAGTCACCCTATCCTCAGCGGCACGCACGCCCGCTAATGACGTGGAAACCGCCGCCCGCGCATTCGACAGCTGCGCCTCAGCCGCAGCAACCTGCGACTGCGTAGCAGACCCCGAAGACCGTACCGACGCTAGGCGCTCCTCAGCCGCCTGCATCGCCGTGACCCGCGCAGAATGCTTGTCCTGCGCAGCGGACAGTTTCAGCTCAGCCTGCTCAATAGACGAAGCCGCCGCCGCCCGCTTCCGCGCACCGATTTCCACGGCCTGCGCCATCCGGGCCTGCGCGTCAGACACCCGCTGCTCTAGCGCCTTCATGTCTACCGGCTTCGACTCATCAAAAGCCTTAGCCATGTTTTGGCCTAAATCACGCCCGGCGGCGGCACCGACCTTACCGGCCCCACCGAACGCGGACGCGATCTGCCGCGCCAAGTGGGAGGTCTCCACGGCCAAAGTCACATACCCAGTTGCTAACTCAACGGCTGTACCCATGACGGCGACCTCCCACATGGTTTATGCGAAGCGGGACTGGAAATCAGCTATCGCCTCATCGGCGGGCATGACCTTCGTTCCCAACTTCTTTTTCTTGTTCTCTTCATCCCACGGGCGGGGGGCGGGCTTGAATTCCCGTAGCTTGTGCCTTTCCCCGCCGCGCTGCAGGTTCCCCACCAGCGTTGCTTCTTTGGTGGTTTGGATACCCTCAAATCCTGGCAAGTACCAGAACCATGTTTCGGGTTCCGCGGTTCTGGCAATTACGCCCCAGGGCGGGTCAGTCTCAATGGCGGCGCAAATATTCGCCCAGTTCGACCGGCCCGTCCGGGGCGCGTCCCAATCCAGCCCGACTTCCAGCAGCCGGGTTCGGACGGCATCCTCATGCTTTTCAAAAAGCTTGATGATTTTTATTATTTTGGGAGTGCGCCCCGGCTCCACTCACCGATGAAGGTTTTCAGCTCTTCAGCGTCCATTTCCTGCACCACCTCAGCATCCGCACGGTCTGCACCCGCCTTAACAACCCAGCTCTCGAAAACATCGAATTGGCCCTTATCCAGCGCGGCGAGCACATGCATCGGGGCCTGCTTCATATCCGGGAGTGTGAATTCACCCTCGAAAATGGATGACTCAAAAGTGAGCATCCGGTACTTCTTCGCGGACTTACGGGCGTGCTTCTTCTTGCTCTTCTTAGCTGCCATAATCTGCTGGCTCCTATCCAGTCAAAGCGCTGGCTCCAAAAGGTTGAGATAAAGGCCCCGGGCGGTGCGGTGGAGCCAGCATTGATGCATCTGTGTGCACCGCCCGGGGAAACAAAAGAGCCCACCATCAGGCGGGCTGGTACCGTTTACGCTGCGACCGCAGCCGGGACTAACGTAAATTCGGTGTAGCAGACGCCGGTCTCGGGGTCTGCCAGGCATTCGATAGTGACCTCGAAGCCGTCAGCGGCGGAATGGGTGAGCTTCCGGTCACCCGAAATAGTCAGCTGACCGCGGGGGATAGCGAAACGACGCTGGTAACCGTTGTTCGGGTCCACCGTTTCGATGGTGAAGACCTGCACCGGGGTCATGTCAGCGCCGTGGGTGACGCTAATAACGTCACCGGTCTTTTTCACATTGTTCTCACCGAACACGGCCTTCAGCGCGTCCAGGTCACCAGTGGAATGCATAGTGAAGGTGACCTTCGCAGAATAATCCGACCGGACGGTGCGCACCTTCACGCCGCCCCAGACCTTAATATCCTCATCAGAGGTATCTTCCGAAAGAGTCACACCATCCTCGGAAACATACCCCAGCTCAGTGAATTTCGCCTTGTCAAGCTTCTGGGTGAAGGTTGCGGGAATGGGGGTATTCAGCGGCGCAACCGTAATGCCGCCGGTGAGCGACTGCGGCTTCGAGACCACAATGTCAAAAGTGCGTTTGGCTTCAGCCATGATTAGTTCCTTTCATACAGAAAACCCAGCACCGGCGGTGCTGGGTTAATTGGAGAGTTGGACAGATTTCACAGTGACCGTGACCGTCCACGTGTACGCTGGGAGCCGCGGCTCATCTAGCGGGAAATACAGCGGAAGCGGCAGCTGACCCGGCAGATAAACCGGGGCCGCCTCGAACGGCCAGCCACGCATCAGCTCAAACACACGGGTGGCCAGCGCCTCAGCGGCCTCACCATCCGGGGCGCGAACCTCAAAAGTCACCCGCCGATCCGCAAGCTGCAGGTGGTGGATACGCCCGCCGCCGCCGTCTTTGATGAGCACTATGGGAGTGTTTTTATCCCACCCCGCCGGGGGCTCATCACGGGCCACCAGAACATCCGGGAGCTTCCCCGCGAAAAACCGGTAAGCCAGCGACAAATGCGACGGGAAAACATAATGCTGCGCGGCGTCAGTCACGGCCCGCGTCCAATGCTTTAATGAGTGAATTGTGTTTCCGGTCATGGGCGCGGGCATGACCGGTCGCCATAACAGAAACCGCGCCGCGGGGGTCTTCCAGCAACAACTCAGTGACCTTATACCCGCTCACTTGACCGTTTTTAGATGCTGCCGCCGCGATAGCCTGGGCGCGGCGTTTCAAATCTGCCCGCACCTTCGGATGCTTACGAAGCGCCCGGAACGCGGCTTTATCCAGCTTCACCCCAGACTTAGCGTTACCCATGCCACCGCCTCACTTTCACCTCGGTGTAAAAAACAGTCCCCGTGAACGGGTTCTTGATCACGGGGGCTTCTCCTTCAACTTCGAACACGGTGCCGTCAATAACGAACCGGTCATCGGCGGCCACCACCGTGCCCGGCGGCAGGTAAAGAACACGGTCGATAGTCGCCACCAACGCCGCACCATCCCGCGGCTCAGCAGCAGTGGGCGCATCAATCGCGGCCTGCACCTGAGTGCGGGTCTCGACACGCTTCTTAAACCCATCCGCAGTTACCGCCTCACCAGTGCGGCGTATATGCGTCACAGTCGCCGGGTACCCCGGCATCGGCAGGCTCATGGCAACCACCAGAGCTTATACGGGGCCAACTCTTCCTTTTCCTGCTGCAGAAGCGTCACGCCCGTGGCCTCACCGCCGCGCATCCCATAAGCCACCGACTGGGTACCAGCCCGCTGTGAAGCGATATTCCCGCCCGCACCCATCTGAGCCCGTGCAGCCAGCGAATTAATCACCTTCGCCACCACCTCAAGGTCTTCATGCCCATGAGTGAGAGTCACCGTGACCGACCCCGGGTCATCCGGGAAAACCTGCCCCTTAGGCAGCTTCAACCACCCATTCGACGAAACCCTAAAATCCGTCACAGGCACACCATCAAAAGCGAGCGCGTGCACATGACTGACCCGGTTTGAGGGTAGAGCCATTTTGTTTTGGCCGTTACCGTCAAGGGTGAGAGTTTCACGGACGGGCGGGCCGATGTGCCAGCCGCAGTAGTTCCGCACGATTTGCATGGCAGTTTCGGCAGGGGTTTTTTGGAATCCCAGGATTGAGGGTTTACTCACTGGTTATCCTCCTGCGGTGTTGGCCCTGCCCCGCCCGGATACGGGCGGGGCGGTGGGGTGGCGTTGATTACTTGTTGGAGAGGGTGATCTTGCAGAACGCGGCGGGCATGCGCACAGCCAGGGCGAGCCGTTCTTCAGCGAGCACACGGAAACGGTTATAAAGGAAATCGTCATTCACGTTGTTCGACGCTTCGACTCGCAGGGCACCCTTGCGGTAAACCGTTGCGGCGGTCTTGCCTGCACCGACTAGGGCGGTGCCTGCGGGGATCGCGGTGGTCTGGATGACGTTCAGGCCCCACAGGGAGGGCTCTTGCATGATGCCGCCCACACCGTACTGGCCGGTGAAGGGGCCGCCGCCGAAGTACTGGCCGTTTGCGTCTTTGGACAGGCGCAACGTCTGGTAGTCTGCCGGGTTGATGATCAGCCCGTCAGCGCGTAGCCCGGTTTTGAGGAAGACCGCGTTTTGGGCCTTGTAGATGGAGTCCACGTTGTCGCTGGCCTTGGCGGGTGCTTCGGTGAGCAGCCCGGGGCGGGTCAGTAGGCCCTCTAGGTTGTTGCCGGTGCCGTCACCGTTGAGCAGCTGGTTTTCCTCTGCGATAGCGAGCTGCACCAGCAGGCGGTTGTTGATTTCCGAGACAAGGAACGGCAGGTCTTCGGCCATTTCGTCGGTGAGGGTGAGCCACCCGGCGAGCTTTTTCAGGTGAATGGTTTTCTGCTCATATTCGGGGGCGGTGACGCCGGGCTTTTTACCGGATTCAGCGACCATCCCGGGGGCGCCGTGGGTGCTGTTGTCCCACGCCTTTTCCAGGAAGTAGGTGATGGAATTACCGGAAATCGTGCCGCCGCCGAGCCAGTCCGCGATGGTGAGCCGCTGAAGGTTCTGCTTGACAATGTTCTTGTCAATATCGGGTAGCAGCAGGCTGGTTGCGGTGCCTACGGCGCTGGTGGTGGTGATGGGGTCACCAGCCGCTTTGCTATACATCAGGTCAGAGGATGCTTTGCGGTGGTCTTTGACCATTTCCAGCACACCGGATTCGCGGAAGGACTTCACAGCGATTTCGCCGAGAGAGCCGCCGCCGGTGGGTGCTGCTTCTTTTTCCTCAGCGTCAGCGGCGGCCTTGTGGGGGTCGCCGAGCCCGGCGAAAACCGCCTGGGATTCCTTGTACTGCTCTTCCTGCTTTTTCAGGCCGGTCACCTCGGTGGTGAGCTCAGCCAGGCGGGCGGACTGTTCATCGGTCAGGGCACCCTTCTCAGCGACAGCGAGAAGTTCCTGAGCCTCTGCGTTAGCCGAAGCGATCTTTTCAGAGATGCGCATATTCAGCTTCCTTTCTATGCAAAGAATTTTTTGAGTTTCTGAATCTCGTTGGCGTCGAGCGTGCGCTCTTTGACCGGGGTCAGCTCCTGGGCTTTGGCCGTTTCCGGCTCCTGGGCTTTGGCGTCGTCCGGCTCCTGGGAGCTACCGTCGTCATCGGTGGATTCGATTACCTCGCTTATGAGGTCTCGCGCTTGAGCGAGTTTTTCGTGAGTGGCAGCCGAAATTTTTCGGCCTGCTTTCACCCGTGCGACCGCTTTTTTTACGTCGGTCACCTCGGTTTCGGTGTTTGCCCCGATTTGCACCAGGGAAACCTCGAAAAGCTTGAGTTTGCGAAGCTCGTAGGCTTCGCCGAAGGGCGCGTCTTCACGCTCGACCCATTCGGCGTCCAGCACCTGGTAGGCGAAGCTCATTTGAGCGACCCGCCCCGCCCGGATGAGCTCGTAGGCGCGGGCGGCTTTCGGGTTCGTCTCAAGGTCTAGACGCACGGTGACTTTCAGCCCGATTTCGTCTTCAGCGGCGGTGAGTGTTTCACCGATGCACATTTCTGGGTCATCCATCCGGTGTGACCAGTAGCAGGGGATACCTGCACCACCAGGCTTGTAGGTGGATAGCGATTCTGTGAAAGCGCCTTTGACCACCACATCCCCGTAGGTGTCCACATTCCCGAATACTGCCGCGTACCCCGTGAACTCTCCCACGGCCCCGCCGGTGGGGGCCTCTTTCACAGCCAGTTCACCGACTGGGGCGGTTTTATACAGCAGAGTCACGGTTTTCTCCTTCCAGAGACGAAATAACCCCCGTGACGGGGGCGTTAGGGTTAGCTTCAATCAGGTCATGCACCCGCTGAGCGAGCGCCGCCGGGTCATCCGTGTGCCCGGTGAGGTCTTCCGCTAGTTCTTTCTCGAAACGGGGCCGGGTCATCCCTTTGGAAGGGATGACCCGGCTAATACGTTCAAGGTGTTTGCGGATGATGGTGTGGGCCGCGGTTTTCCCGGCCCCGGGCGGTGCCCCGCCGTCTTGTGGTGAGGTTTGACCTCCTACTAGGACGTTGAGCGGGGTGATGAGTTCGTCGCCGCCTTCAATGGGGGGCAAGTTCTGGAATTTTTGGCGTCCTTCGTTGCGGGTGAGCCACGGCGCGCCGATAGCGGTAGACAGCAAAGAAGCTTGTTCTTCGAATGATCCGCGTAGCTTTTCCTGGACGTTGAACTCCACGAAGGTGCCTTCAGCGGCCTCTAGGCGGGGGAGCGCGAAAACGTTAATACGGGCTTCGATGAAACGCACCAGCGGCCCCAGGGTATTCGAGTACAGGGAGCGGTTAAATTCGCGCATGTTGGCGTAGGTAGTGCCGTCAATGTCCCCCAGCATCGCCGGGTTGATCTGGTAGACCTGGGCCACGGTGCGAAGGGAAAGTTTCACGGATTCCGCCCACTGCTCATCGGCGCTAGTGAAGGCGGCGCGTTTGAGCTCTATCCCGTCTTCTAGCAGCGGCGTGGAGCCTGCACGGCGGCCTTTATCACCCACGAACTCTTCGAACATCGTGTAAAACCGTTTACGGGCGGTGTCATCCCAGGCGGGCGCGGTAACCGGGCGTGTCAGGTAGGTTCCCACCCGCCCGGATTTACGCCAAAACTGCACCCGGTATTTGCGTGAATGGTGGTTCTCTTCCAGAACCAGCCGCAGGGTTTCCACAAGCGAGCTTTCCGCGCCCGGGGCCGGGTTCCAGCCCTCAAATGCTAGGCAGTCTTCGGGCTTGACCTTTACCGGCTCTGGCTCTTTCGGGGCCAGAATCTCGTAGTGAGAAACAGCGGCGTACCCGTCATAGATGGGAGTGACCCATGACGCGGGGAAAGGGTGAATCTCTGTCTCACCGGCGGCGTTGGTTAGGAAAAACCAGTATGCCCGGTTGTACAGCTGCAGGTTCGACACCAGGTCATAGAACAGCTCGTATGATGTCATATGCCCGTTCGGTTGCACGCACAACCGGCGGGCGGCATATGAGGTGCGGTCACGTTCGCTAGACCCATCCGGGGCCCGCACGAAAGCCTGTAACGCAAGCTGAGCGATGTTCCGGGCGTAAAAATCAATGACCGTGCGCAGGTGAGGCTGAAATTTCCACAGGGCCGCAAGGGTAGCTTTTTCCGGTGCGGGTTCGCTGCCGCCGCCTGCTGAATTCACGAAAATTTCGACAGGGCGGCCTTCGAATACCCCGGCGGCGCGGGGCACACGGTCACGGATCGCCGCGGCGATAATCTTGCCAACGCCCATTTACTCCCACCAATTCCCATAGGTCTCACCCGTGTACGCGGACACAGGCTTTTCTTTCTTTGCACCGGTCGTTAGCCCCCACAGGGCCACAGAGGCGGCGCACAGCGGCGCAATGTCTACCGGGGACTTTTCGCGGTTAAACACCCATGAATCGCCTATCGTTTTCACTTGCGCCTCTTTCAAAGCCAGCATCAAATCAGGCTGGTTCCGCCACCGGATATTTCCTTGCACCACCCGGTCATAGAACTGCCCGCACGAATTGGGCAGGTTCGTGCCCTCGCACCGGGTCACCTCAACACCGGCCTGCTCAATGAAGTCGATGATGGTACTCACTGGGGCGCCACGGCCCTGCACAATCGTTGCCTCAGGCGTGAACATGAGCTTTTCCGCTAAATGCTTTGGCACCCATTCCGTGTAAGCGCGGCGGGCGATCACCTCAACATGCGGCAGCCCGTCTTCCCGCCACCCGGCCACCGCCATATACGACATTGACCGGTCTTTTGACACGTCCACCCCCAGGTAAATGGGGGACTCTGGGGCTATCTCAGATTCATCGTCGGTGCAGGCATCCACATCTTCATCCCGAAAAATACCGTCTTCGGCGACATTGACCCATTGGCAGAGGTTTTCGGTGCGGAACTTATGTTCGGGCATGCCCGCGCCGGGCTCACCCACTAGCGCCGCCTGCGACGCGATCGTGTCCACGGTCGGCCCATACGGCCACCCCAGCGACGGGTTAGCCTGCGCCCACCCTTCACGATCCCAAATGTCGCACCCATCCGGGGCCGAATACTCAAAAAGCCCCAGCGACGGGTCTACCGGCTCATAATCCGGGGCGCCGCCGCTATTGGCGTAATCCTCAATCTCTTGAAGAGCTTTCTCACGCAGAGACCGCAGCACATCAGATTTCGCTTCACCCGCGTTCGAGACCGCGATCACCTGCGAAGAATGAATCGCGTTCGTGGTGTTCGTCATAGCAGACCAAGCAGACCACTCACGCTGCTGACGCAGCTCATCAAAGGCAAGGTCAATGACCGAAAGGCCACGGCCACCATCATCACTAGCGGCCTCGCACATGTACCGCGCACCATTCACCAGACGGAAAAGCTTGTTACCGTTCGTATCCTTTTTCCGGTCGATCCGGTGCCGTAGCCGCGAATTTTTCAGGGCGCTAAACGATAAATCAAGGATTTCTTCAGCAAGACGCAGCTTATGGGCCGTGCCCAGCACCAACGGCGCGTTCTCTTCCGGGCCGTCCCACTGCAGCATCCGCCACAACAGCCGTGAGCTCATAATGTAAGACTTCCCATTTTGGCGGGCCACCAGCAGAATCACGGTTTTGAACCGAAATTCTGGGAACTCATCCCACACGAATGAGCCGCGTTTCAGCTCCATTGAGTGGATCAGAAACCATTTCTGCCACGGATGCAGAGACCGGCCAAGTTCTTTCTCAATGAACTCAATACACTCGAAACCGAATGAGGTAGCAGGCGTGAGCTCACGCAGCGGCCGCGTCCACAGCCGCGGCTCGGTTTTTCCACGCAGCTGCGAGCTGCTTCCGCTTTTCTTTGAGCTCTTCAACCCCATCACGTGCCCCTTCATCCTTCGCACCCAGCTCACCGCGGGCCAGCGGGGTAAGACCCAACGCCCCCATCAGCTTCGTCATGTGCGCACCAGAAACAGCGAGCGCTTTATTAAGAGGTTCTATGTCGCCCTCGATGTCGAATATTTCGGCGGCACCGTCGATAAGCCGCGCATAGTCTTTGAGCGTGGCGATAGCGAGCTCATCGGCGGATTTGAGGGTGCCTTCTTTTTTGGCGGCCCGAACGGATTCTTCAACCTTTCGTAGTAGACTCGCTCTTTTCGCCATTGTTTACCGCCCCCCCCTAGAAGGGCGGGGCTTGAATTTGTCGCCCCATTTGCGCAGGTCATCGGCGGCCATGCGTTCCACGGCGTAGGCTGGGTGCACCACCGGCTGGTTTTTCGCGTCTGGCACGATCAGTTCTTCTTCAGCGATTCGGGTGCGGGCATCACGTAGCCGGTACACGGCGGTGCAATAGGCGTCGAATTCCGGGCCGGTGATGCGGGCGGCAGTCTCAGCGGTGTGCTCAGCGAGCAGTTCCTCACGCACCGCCGCGATAGGCTCAGGAAGCGCTGCGAGTTTCAGCTCACCGGGTTTTTTCACGGTTTTTCGTGCGGGCATTATCAATCACTCCTAGCTTTTTGGCCTGTTTCAGGCCACGGCGCGGCGGCTCACCCGCAGAGGGTGTTTTACCCATCCGAACCGGGATGCTGGGGGTCACCGACGGCACACCATCCAGCCCAGGAAGCTGCCGGTGCCGATCCAGGCCCTCATCTTCGGCCTCAAAAATTGCGTCTGTTACGGATACAAAAAAGTCGTAAAGTTCTGGGTCTTCAGCGATTTGGATGTATTCCAAGCGCGGGTTGAAATTCAGGTTCATAGAGGTGCGGATAACCACCTTGTGGGTGGTGGTTTTGATGAGCACGAATTTCATGTGGGTCTGCGTGGTACGCAGGCATTGTTTGCCGAATCGCTCTTCAAGGTTGCGGCAAAAGTCTGGGTACCGGTTCACCATTGATGCGTCCAGGATGATTTGCAGATTGCGGATACGTTTGCTGGTGAGCTGCGCCTGGATTTGCGACATATCAAATTGGGCTGCCGCCCATGTGGAAATAACCACATCTGCGGGGCCGGTCATGTCCAGCACCGCGTCGATAGCATCCACTAGGGAGAACTGCCCGAATGTGATGACGTCAATCTCAGTGCCCACATCGAAGCCGGTGAGAGTGTCCGCCGCGTTTGCGGTGCGTGACACGCGCTTTTTTGAGGTTCCGCGGGGCCGCTCATGCCACATCGGCGGCATTGCACGGATGTTAGACACGGCACATCACCCACTATGTTGTTTTTAATGAAGCCTGTGAACCGGGGGTATAATCGCGTGCGCACGCGACCCCCCTAAAGCTATCGGGGGGAGAGACCTCCCCGCCCCCAGGGTGAGGCCGCCTTACAGGATTCCCGAAAATTTACCGCCCCTACCCCTCAAAAAGGCCGGCAACAGTATTTACCCTAGTCAGAGCACCATACCCGCGATAACCCACCCAAACCAGCACGCGGCATCTTGTTACTACGCTCCCGGTTACATGAGCGGTGAGACGCCCGGAAATTACCCGGGTCTTCCGACAGCTCAGGATGAGTAGACCGCGGGTAAAGATGATCTAGCTCAAAGGCATCATCGTTGATTTGCCCGGTGTGTGGGTCTTTCCACGGGATGGAGTAGTCAATCGCCTGCCCGCAGAGCCAGCACGGGGTGCCGTGCTCCTTGCACGCGGCTAAGAACTTGGTGCGTTCGCCCCGGTATCGGCGCGAGTCAAGCCTGCCGTTCAAGATGTACCCCTTTCGTCACAGCAAAGTTTCAGCAAGAGCATCCCCGCTAGTTTTAGAGAGCCGGTATTTCCTGGTGATTTCCCCGCCGTACCGCTGCCAATACTCAAGGCGCATGGCTATCAGCTCGCAGTACTCTTCTTCAAGCTCAACACCGATTGCTTTATGCCCGAGCTGCCACGCGGCGATAAGCGTTGAGCCCGCCCCAGAGAATGGGTCAGCAATGACGGCTTGGTCGTTGTCCATGCGCCCGATGATGGTACGCATCAAGTCAAGAGGCTTAGGTGTTGGGTGACCTATCCGAGCAGTCAGCGCTTGGCGGCTCTCATGAGTCGTTATCACCGAACCAAGCGCAGGCCGTTCCCTCTTCCAGCCTTTGCCCCACACGTATATTTCCTCATCCTTGAGGATGAAAGGGTTCGGCATGTGAGAGAGGATATTAGTGTCTTTATGCCAGATAAGCCTATGCCTGGTCTGCGGTGGGCGCGGTTTCCGCCACGTCCCAAACACGGCGACCGGCTTATCCAACTTGTTAGCTTCGTCCCACACCGCAAGAGCGGCATCCCGAACTTCCAGGGTTTGGTCGTTTGAGACTATCCCCCCCGGCGCGGCGTTTAAAATTTTTGCCACCCTTCCATTTCACCCCGCAGCTCGAATAGCGTATGCCATAGGGCGGGTCAGTGATAAGAGCGTCAGCACCAACCCACGTATCCGATAGCTCTAAAGAATCCCCGTGATAAAGGGTGACATGCTCATTCTCGTAGTAAGGTGTCAAGCTCAACTGTAGGTACCTCTATCACTTGTCCGCGTAGTTCCACGCTGCGCCGGGGGCGGCGGGTCTTCCGCTTGTTCTTATCCTTGTCAGCGTTTCGGGTCGCCGAATCACCCGTTGGGTCTCGGTAGGTTTTGGCCGGTGCCCGGCGTTCTCTGATGGGTGGGGCCTGGTAAGGGTTCTGCATGTGATGAGTTGCCTTAGGGATAGTGTGTTGTGCCCCAACGGCGGGGCCGCACTGGGTGATGTGGATGCTTTACAGTCTGAACTGCAGGCGCATGCGGGGCAGGGGTCGAACCTGCGACCTGCGGTTTTGGAGACCGCTGCTCTACCGGCTGAGCTACCCGCACATACCCCCGGGCGTGCACAGCTCCAAACCAGGGCACGCACGGGGCCCGGGCATGAGAAAAGCCCCGCCTAACCGGCAGGGCCTTTCGCGTTCACTCATCCACATGGCACAGTCTCAGCAAAACTGCTATCTGGGCGTAGTCCACCCGAGGTGACACCAGATTAACACGCTGCGAAAAATCATGCCCCAGGTGTTAAATTCTGCGATGAATCGACGCAGCTAAATCCCGCATCCCATGCTCCCCCTCCCAGATTTCACCGCAGCCGCGGCACATTGCGCGGGTAACATTCCAGCAGAGCGCCCGCTGCTGCACCCACCCCCCGGCGGGGTCAGCGTAGCGCACAAAAAATTCACCACACACAGGGCAGGCCGCGTCAAGCTCATGCTCCACGTAGTGGAGCGCCCGGATACGCTCGCACCAGTGATAAGCAACCGCAGCCGCCACCCGCTCCGTATCCGGCGCGTCAGCTTCACACGCGACAGCCCAGGCACGCATCTGCGCTTTCATATCATGAGAAGACCCGTACCCCTGCACCGTGGCCTGGATATGCTGGACGATTTCCAGAGCATCTGAGCTGATCAGCATCCGTGACCCTACCGCGCCACTGGACGCGGCGTTATTCCGCGCACCCCCAGCGCACGCCTCAGCAAGCACATCCAGCAGCGGCATTTCCCGCACTAGCTCCGATTTCTGCACTATCTTCCCGGTGGGCTTATCGCGGTAATCACGCACGATCATCCGGGGCCGCCCGTCGGTGAGGTCAGTTACAGACACCGCGAGCGCGGGGGTTTTTTTCAGCATTAGGGTTTTTCTTTCTGTGAGCTGGTGGGTGTGCTGTGCCTGGGGTGTGGTTTTGTGGGTTAGCTGCGGATTTCTTGGATGCTGATTTGGGTTACTGGGTTTGCTCCTGCGAGCACGTATTTTTGGGCGTGGATTTGGTAGATTTGGGTGTCGTCCGCCCAGGCGCGGCGGTTGAGGGCGTCGAGCACGGTTTTTGTGAGGTTGTCGAGGTCTACGCGGCGGCGGTCTGGGAGGATGAAGCGCAGGGTGACCTTGTATCTGGTATGGGGGTTTGTTTGGGGTGTGCCGCCGGTTGCTTTTCTCCATGCGGCGATGATGCGACGTTCTGCATCTACGGTGGTTTGGGGGGTGTAGGTGATGATTTTTTTACCGCGTTGAGTGAAGCGGGGCCGGGCTTTGGGGTGTGGGCGGCCTGTGACGGTGAAGTGGATTTCGGCGGGCGCGGCGGGTTGCGATGAAGGTTGCGAGCCCTGGGTCTCGGTCGAGCTGCTCGCTGGTGAGGTTTTTCCCATTGTTTTGTCCATCTTTCTGTTTCCGGTAGTAGTGGCGCTGGTAGCAGGTGCGGCAGCCGCGGGTGCGGTTTTCGAGTGGGCCGCCGCATTGGTGGCATGTGGTTTTGGGTGGTTTGGGTGTGCGGCGGGGCCGTGGTTTTGATTCGCCGCGGCGGCGGCGTTGCTGGTTGGTGCGGCGGCGGCAGGTGATGCATTCGGGGTTCGGGGCGTCGTATGGGGTGCCGCACCGGCTGCAGGTTTTGTTGTGTCTGGGCATGGGGTTATTCCCTGGGGTCGTGGGTGCTTGTGGTTTGAGTTGTGAGGGCTTTCCAGATTTCTAGTTGGCGGATGCGGCGGTCATATTCGTCATGCTGGTGTAGGCGCTTGGCGTTGTTGGCGCCGTAGCTGTCCAGCCGCCTCTTAGTTTCTTTGACGGATAGGTCTGTTTTCTGCTCTACCGCGGTAAGGTCGTTCCCTAGCTGCTCGATGGTTTTTTCGAGGCTGGTGAGGTGTTGGCGGGTGCCGTAGGGGGTGTAGGTGATTTTGGTTTTTAGGTCGTTGATTTCTTGGGTGAGGTTGTTGAGGCTCCTGCGGGTTCCTTGGGTTCCGATGATGATTTTCTGGGTGATCTGCTGCAGGTCTTCTATGGCTTTGCGGTGGGATGATAGGGCGCGGTGGTGCCAGAGCCCTAGCGTGATGTTCAGTGCGGTGAGGGCTGCGAGTGTCCAGATGAGGGGCATTATTCTGTCTCCGTTTCTGTGATGTCGGTGAGGGTCACGGCCCCGCCGTCTTCGGCGTACCGGTAGGCGGTGCCGTCCGCGAAACGCAGCGTGAGGCGCACTGACCCGCTGGTTTCGTTGCTGTACCCGGTAAGCCCGCCGTGTTCTTCAGCGAGCGCTCCGAGTAGCTGCAGGGTGAGGTTCGCGTCGATGTATTCTTCACGGGTCATTAGGGCCGCCCCGTGTATTTGCGGATAATGCCTTCACCATCTGGGCTTATTTTGGTGGTTTCTTCGTCTGCGGCGATGAGGTTCAGGCGGGCGTGTGCGGCGGCTGCGGCTAAGGCTTCTTGCTGGGTGTCGTAGAGGGTGGGCATGCCACACCGGTAGACGCCCGCGTTTTCACAGTCTTTGCATTCGACTGTCCACATTTCTGGGATGCTCTTGTATTCGACGGCGGGCCGGTGTGTGCGGTATGGCACTGTGGGCATCAGCTTGTTTCTCCTAGCGTTTCCTTGATTTCCCACACTGCGATGGGCTCGTAATTGTCAGCATCCGGGGTGCCAGCGTAGATTTCCTGGGCCTGGTAGTCCAGGTGCAGCCAGTCGCTGGGGAAGAGCGAGCGCACAGCATCATGGATAGCTTTTTCGCGGGTGATTTCGCCGGTAGGTGTTTCCCCGTAGCTGATGATCAGCGCCGCGAAGGGGTATCTCTGGTTGGTGGCGTCTTTGACCCGGAAAACCTTCAGCGTCTCAGTTTTACTCATCGCCGGTGACCTCTTCGGCTAGTGTCCACTGGGTGCTTGAATGCTCTGAAGCTTCACTGATCGCCTGGGCGTGGGTTTTAACGTCGATGTCGAAGCCCAGGCAGTCTTCACACACGGCGCGCCACTGGTTTTCACCGTCTATCCGGTGGATTTTGGTGCGGTGCGGGGTGAGCGTGTACCCGGCGGCTTTGGCACGGCGCTGTAAATCACGCACCAGGGTGTCTTTAAGGTTTTTCTTGATAGCGGCGGCTATGGTTTGTGCCGCTGAGGCGAATAGCTGCAGCCCTTCTGGGGTCTGAGGGTTAGAGTCCATTTTTCTTTTCTCCTTGTCTATGCGTTGCTGCTGATGATGACCCACAGCGGAGCGGCGGATGCGAGCGCCCATGTGGTGTAAACGGCGGCGGTGCGGGTGTTGTAGGCTCCGCGGCTGATGAGTGCGCGGGCGCGGGTTTTGTCGATCCACGCGGCGGCGGTGACCGCGGCGGCGGTGACGATAAGGAAAATTACCCAGGCGGTGATGGTTTCGGGGGTCATGGTTTTTCTTTCTGTGGGTTTATGCGCCGGTGATGATGAGGATGATGAGGCGGATAATGCCGATGACGATAAGCGCGGCGGCGGCTAGGGCGATGATGAGCGTGATGGTGGATACGATTGCGATCCCGCTGCAGCCGATGAATTTTGCGATGGGGTTGATGGTGGGGGTGTCTTCGGTGTCGAAATCTTCGAAGCCGTTGAAGTTTTTCATGTTCTTTTTCTCCTTGTCAGGGCGGTTTTTAGCGGGTGTGGATGGTGCGGGCGTATTCGAGAACATCCACCATCGTGGGGGTGCGGTTGATGCGGCCTTGGACGCGGTGGGCGTAGTGGGCCATGTCGTGGGCGAAGGCTTTAGCTCCGTTGTCTGGGTGGTTGGCCCGGAATTTTTTGACGGCTTCCCAGGTGAGCCGTTCTAGCCACCAGTCAGCGCTGGTTGGTGTCTGCGGCTTCTGTGAGCGGTTTTCGTTGTTGCGGTGGGTCATTGTTCCTTCTTTGGGTGTTTCGTCAGCCTGCGGGGCTGCTGTGGGCTAAATAGCGATGGTTTCGGTCTTGGTGGTGTCTGCGTTTTCTCGTGCGTTTTTCAGCGAGTGCGCCCAGGCGGCGGCGCGGGCGGATGCGAGCGCTTCTTGGAGCGCGGTGTACGCGGCGGAGGCTGCCCGGTAGGCGCGGTATGCGTTTTCTACTTCGTGGGGCGGTGTTTCGGGGTTGCCGTAGGCTTTGAGATACCCAAAGAGCGCGTCATCTGACATGTCAAGCTGCTTATTGACTTGGGCTGCGAGGGATTCGAGTACGGCTTCTGCACCAGCATCGGACGGCGGTGTTGTAGTCATGGTTTTTCCTTCCTGTTGTTTATTCGGCGGGGGCGGGCTCGGGGGTGGCCTGGATTTCTTCGAGGATGTCTTCAAGCGCCACGTGGACAACCCGGTTGATGATCATGGATCGCATCATCTCGGTTTCCCGCTCTTCGGTGACGGTGAAAACGCCTTTTTCGGCAAGTTCTAGAACTTCTTCCGTTATCCGGGCCACAGAATGCGCTTTCTGGGCGCGGCTCTGCAGAATCTCGATAATTTCTTCGGCGGTCATGTTGTTTTCTCCTAGATGTGTAGTTGGATGCGGCGCCGGTGCCGGTCACCGCAGTAGGTCAGGTGGCTGTGCCAGTCCAATTCGTCTAGTACGGCTGGCACGTCGGTTTCGTGCAGGTCGCAGAATTCTGCGAGCGCTTCGTCTCTGGTGAGGCATTCCCCGCTGTCGCTGGCTGTGTGGGCGATCCATAGCAGGGCGAGCTTCCCGGCGCGGGTGCTGGTGTGGGCGCTCATCGCGGCGATGAGCTTTTGTGCGCTCATTGCTTGCTCCCGGTGCCGATGGTGGTGAGCATCCGGCGCACGGTCTCGGGCATGGGGATTTTTTCCCCGGTGGATGCTTCTAGGGCTGGGGGGACGGGCAGGGGGGTGAATCCGTGCTCGGCGATGAGGTGCCCGGGCAGCTGGGATGCGCGGCGGTTGTAGGTCTCAGCGATTTCACGGCGGATGATTTCGAAGACTTTCTGCCCGTATTTCGACCTGAGCCTTTTGAGGGCGGTGATTTCGCGGCGCATTTCCTGGGAGTATTCTTTCCAGGCTTCTAGGACGGTGCCGGGCTGCAGCTTGAGCATCCGCTCAGTCGAGTAGAGGCGGCGGATGAGCTCGGCGGCGTCAGCGAAGGGCACGTCTCGCAGGATTCCTGCCCAGATGTGCAGGTCTGCATCGTCTAGCGGCTCTAGCCGTGAATCGGCGGACGCCGCCCAAGCATAGAATTGTCTGACTTCATCCGGTGTCATCGGGCTGTGACCTCCAAAACTTCTTGAGGGCGGGCGGCGGGCTCTAGCTGCTGCTGGGATTCGGTGCGGGTGGCTTCGGGGAAAAATGGTGAGTGGACTCCCATTTGGGCGCGTACACGGGATGCATGGGACATGAACTGCCCGGCGCCGGGGGCGTATTCATCCAAGTAACGCTCGTCACGTAACCACCGCCACATGCTCTTGATGTATTTCGGTTCGGTGCCTTGCACTTTGCAGTGGGTGGCGTATTTCGCGGCGGCGGCGATGATGACCTGGGGGTCGTCTACTTTTTTCACGGCGGCGGCGAATTGTGCGCGGGCCTGTTTCACTTCGGTGCCGCGGCGGGAAGTCGGGTAGGCTGCCCGGAATTCATCGAAAAGCTTCGTTGTGGCCCCGGTCGCATCGGCGGCGGCGCCGCGGGTTCCCTTGATAGGTTCTTGATAGGTTCCCCTGATAGGTTCTTTATTGATAGGTTCGGGTGACTGTGTGTCACCCACCTGGGTGACTGTGTGTCGCCCACTGGGTGACTGTGTGTCACCCCTGTGGGTGACTGTGTGTCGCCCACTGGGTGACTGTGTGTCACCCACTAGCTCGGAATTTCCCATGCGCAGCAGCTCCATAAAATGCAGCTGATATAAGTTCGAATCGTTCCGTTTATCGTCATTAGGCCGCTCATATTTTGTGAGCAAATTCATTTTTTCGAAGTTCTTAATGGCCCGCTGCGCAGTACGTTTTGAGCAGATTGATTTACCAGCCAGGCTTTTCATCGCGGGCCAGCAAATCCCCTTATCATCGGCCATATCAGCGAGCGCGATCAAAACCAGTTTTTCGTTGGCGGTTAGCCCTTCGGTGATTTCCAGCACTGGGAACAAGTACTTGGTGCTCAATTCTTTTACCTTTCTGTGAGTTGGCGGCGGCGCCATACCCTGATCATTGACCCGGCGCGTCCTTTTCGGGTCGAGTTTTTGCATTCGCCGCACCAGCGGGCGGTTTGCTTGAATTCTGGTGTTTTGAAGAGCGCTCCCCACCAGTTCGGGTGGTCTGGCTCTTCAACCCGTCCGTGCAGGTCATCGGCGGTGAGAGTGTCTTGCTCAGCGAAAACCGCGTCTACTGCTGCGAGAGCGTCCGACACCCATTCCTCATAGGTGGTTTATAATGCCATTGCCCTAGCCAACGTCTTTACCCCTGTTCTCGTAGGCGATAATGTCCGTGAGGTGGTAAAACCAGCGGCGCCCGATTTTGAAGCCGCAGGGCATGTCCGAGCCGCTGGATCGGCGGGTTGCGAGCGCGGCGGGCGTGGTGTGCCACCTTTCCGCTAGTTCCTCACTGGTGAGTGGATTGTGTTTGCATTCACACATTTTCTTCTTCCTGATTCTAGAAAGCCTGGAAAAACTTTATATAGGGTCAGTCGGTTAAAAAAATTATTTGAGTAGGTCTTTTGGATCGATATTGAGCCAGTCCGCTATCTCAATAAATTCTTTAAACCTTAAATTTCCGCTGTTGCTCAGTGCGTGAGTCACATAGGTGGGTGTGCGCCCAAGGTGCTCTGCGAGCTCCCGTTGCGTTTTGCCCTTGTCCTTAATGACCCACTTGATGCGAGCGAGCGCATTCTCATGGTTTTTCATCATTCTCTCTCTGTTGAGCTGATATACACACTATATACCCTATATGGGGTCATCGTCAAACCGAATCGAGAAAAATATTTCATACAAAAGATAATCTGCTATAATAGAATCATGGCACGATCGACAACAATAGAAATAACGCCCCTAGTCAAGGCCATACACGCCGAGCTGCGGGGCCTCATTGCCCGCCGCAGTTTCAGCCAATACCGGCTGCGCGACAAAAGCGGCGTGAGCCAATCCACCATCTCAAAAACCATCTACCGGGACACCTCAACTCTCAACCTCTCCCAGCTCGAAAAAATAGCCAACGCACTCGGAGAAAAACCCAGCCAAATCATCGCCCGCGCCGAAACCGCCGCCGCCCGCGAACAACAACAACAGCACGCCTACGCCAACGACCCGGAAATCCAGGCCCTTATCACCCAAAGCCAGCAGCTCAGGAAGGATGGTTACGCGCTCGCCGCCAAACGCGGTGACCCTGAAAGTGGCGGCGACTGGGGATAACCCCCACATTTCAGCCTTTTGTGGTGCGGGCACTGTCGCCAGCACATCTATCACTCACCGATATAACTGAAATCCCCAACCACGCATCAGATTTCACCAAGCCCCACACTGGGCTTTCACACGCTCAAACATAATTTCATATCGGAGATAACCACACAAATGCTTTACAATCCGTGGCGTCACGCGGATGAGCTCGGGATGCGCGTGCTCACCCAAGAACCCGGGGACGATATTCTGGGGCTCTACCTGGGCCGCGGGGTCATTATGCTGTCCCCGCGCCTAGCCTACCCCGCCGCCCGCTGCGTCCTAGCCCATGAAATCGTGCACGCGGAATCTGGGCACGAACCGGGCACTGGGAACATGCACCCGGCTGCTGTTTCCGCCACCGAGCGGGAATGCGACCGGATCGCCACCAAAAGACTTATTGATCCGTGCGCTCTCAAAAGCCTACGCACTGGCTGGGGCAACAACAACCTAGAGGATTTGGCTGCTGAGTTGGGGGTCACTCTCAATGTTCTCAAGCTCAGCATGAAACTAAATAGCGGAATAAGGTAAGGAAAATAATGAAAATTGCTATAGTTTTGGCGGCGGTGGCAGCCGTTGTTCTAATCGCCTCATGGGTTACCAGCGACACCATCATTATCCGGGCTCTGGACAGCCTGTCTTTCGCGTGCGCTGGCTTCTCAATGGCGTTCTCTGTGAAAGCCTTAGCTATCTGCAAGCGGGAAAATAAGCGCGCAGAAAAATAGAGAAAAGGAACCTGAAATGCCCGAGAAGCCACTCATCCTGATTACACAATTTGACATTGCGTCCTATCTGGGAAGACATGTCCAGACCATCTATGAAAGAGGAAGGCGCGGCGGGCTCCCACCCTACGATCTGAAAACCCCAACCGGGGGCGGGGGCTGGTTCCCAGGCACCATAGACGCCTGGGATAAGGAAATGAGGGTATACAAGCGAAAGAAAGCGTCTCACACATCAGAATCCTAAATGTGTGAAAAACCGGCGGGGCACACTGTACGATTAACCGTGTGCCCCGCCGGGGACGTTACCAAATAAAAGTTCCCAGTTTTAAAAGGTTTGCGCATGATCCAACATAGCATAGACAGCATATTATCGGCATTGTGGGCGGTCATTCATGGGTAGGGCACGCACGCCGCTAGGCACACACGGCAAAATATTCATCTCCAAAACCGCTGCGGGCACATGGTGCGCAATCACCTACTACCGGGGAATGGACGGGCGGCGGCGTAAGCTGCAGCGCACGCACCGCACCAAAGCAGGCGCGGAACGCGCTTTGCGGGAGTACGCGGCTCAAATCACCCAAACAGCAGGAAAAACCCTCACACCACACTCAACGCTAGAAAAAGCTGCTGAACTGTGGTGGGAAGAATGGAACTCAGAAAAACCGCGCCCATATAACACAATCATCTCTTACAAATACAGTGTAGAAAAAACAATCATACCGATAATTGGACAACTTCAAATAATAGAATGCACCACCGGAGTATTAACTCTATTCATTAAGCGACTATCAGCAGAACGTAGTGTATCTGCCGCTATCCGTGCTCGAATGATACTGAAAATGATATTTGCAACCGCTGAACGCTATGATGCGATAGCACGCAACCCTGTAGATAGCATAAAAAATCCTAGCGCCCCTAAAAAAGAGATAAAAATATTATCAATTGATGAAATTGAGCGAATGCGCTTAATACTTACGGGGGATAACGCTTTAGCATTTGAGCTTATGCTCGCCACAGGTGGGCGCATCGGGGAAATCCTCGCTATACGGTGGGAAGATATAGAACAAACCCCGGCCGGGGTAATCGTCCATCTAAGCGGGACAATTATCGGCGTCGGAAAATACACAAAGCGGCAAGAACACCGCAAATCCGGCAAAAATATATCCCTTTACCTGCCCGAATTCGCGGTGCGTGCTCTTGAAAAATACGCATCTGAGACATGCAAAGATCATAGGCATGGCCCAATATTTCTAGGCTCACCAAGAGCAAACGGGCTGCTTTCTCCCGATGCCTTCCGCGCACGTTGGAACAGCAAATTAAAGGGAACGGAATTTGAGAATGTCCATCCGCACATGATTCGCGCAACCGTGGCTACTATGTTAGCAAACAACACAAACGCAGCGGCTGCGAGCGCCCAGCTCGGAAACACTGAGGCTGTTTTGCGTGCGCACTATTGGCGGCAGAATGATTTGGCACCTGATGCGCGGTCGATTCTGGAAGTTTTCGGGGGATAATCAATGTATCCGCAATGTGTCCGTATTTCCTTTATACTCACCCCAAGTTCCTTGATATATCAAGGTTTTTTACATGAATAAAGTATATGCAGACAATATAAATAAGTATATTAGGATAAATAAGGACACCTGAATTTCCCGTATAATTTCAAGGTTTTTACCTGTCTAAGTATCAGGATACATGAGGAAAAATCACTTTCAATGTATCCGCAATGTGTCCGTGTGCTAGATTTTCACCCCTTGAGTCTCATGCCCTCAGTGACCTCATGGGTGTAATGGAGGTCACTTAAAATTTTTCCCCAAAATCCCCGTTCTGAGTTGGCATCTGAATTATATATATTATATACTTAAAGGGTAGGGGGGGGACGGAAACCTGAACCTACCGAAAGGCCAACCGGCCCGGGAAACAACAACCGAAAGGAAACCCTAAAATGGCACTCGCAACCGCAGCACAGACAAAGTACATCAACAAGCTCATTGCCGACTGGGAACTCACCGCCGAGCAGACCGCAAAAGTCCTTGAGCACATCGGTGCCACCTCAATGGAGACCCTCACCAAGGGCGACGCAAGCCTTATGATTGACACCCTCAAAGGCCCTATCGGGCACATCATCCGCCCCGAAGATTACGTAGGCAAGGACATCTACGGCCTGCCTATCGACACTGAGCCGGAAGAGGACGAAGATTACGTGGAGCACGCAAAGGGCTGCTTTGGTGAATGGGAAGGCGAAGAATGCACCTGCGGCGCATACGACGCAACCTCAAGAACATTGAAGCCAAGGAAGCAGATGCAGATGATGCGGATACCGCAGACAACGCAGCTGATGTAAATGATGCAGATGGCGACATTCCCGCCGCATACCGTACCGCTAAATACAGTGACCTGAGCGCCGGGTGGCTCACCCGCCTAATCGCTGAGGGTCATATCAGCCCTCTGCCGCAGGGCACGAGCGCCTATCTGCTAGTAGGCAGCAACGGGGAATCGGAAGAGCTGCGGGAATGGTGCTCACGGTACAGCGCACCCCGTCTGGCTTACCTGATGCGCCAAATCTACGGCGTATAGATAAACCAAAACCCGCCCGCACCCACCTAAAGGGTGCGGGCACCACCCCACTAAGAAAGGAAAAAATAATGCAGTCTGAAGAGGTCTTCGCAAAGTCAATGTTCCCCGAAATTTTAGGGCAGAAGCTAATCACCATCTACAAGCGCGAAGAAAAGCATGAGCTACCCGCGCCCGCCGTCATTATCAAGGGGAAAAAGCGGGAAACCGGGGGCTGGACTAGGGAACAAATCATGGACTGGTGGAACTCATTCCCCACTAAAGATGTGAAATAATTCACCTAAAAACCCTCCCAAAAACCCCGTTCTGAGTTGGCATCTGAATTATATATAATATATACTTAAAGGGTAGGGAGGGAACGGAAACCCCGAACCTACCGAAAGGCCAACCGGCCCGGGAAACAACAACCGAAAGGAAGCCCTAAAATGGCACGCAATAATAACTCCACGGAAGCACAGCGCCGGTACATCGAATCCCTCGCTAAAAACCTCACCGATGAGCAGTTTAGCCAGGCAATCCGCAAAACCGGGTCAGCCTCAGACAAAGCCCATGATCACCGGGCAACCCGCAACCAGCGGCTGAGCCACCTCACCAAGGCATACGCCTCTACCCTCATTGAACTGCTCAGGGATGAGGAATACGTAAATTCTCTCATCGCCACCGACGAGCACGAAGACGAAGAGAACCAGCAAATGCAGGACTTCACCGCCCGCTTCGAAGAAGGCGTGAGCTATGAAGACGCAAAAAATACCCTCAGGGAATACCTTAACGCTGGGGCTAAAGCAATGATCGAGTGGGAGCTAGAAGAACAAACTTATATCGCCAAACTTTTAGTTTCATGGCCCGAAGACCTGGGTGATTTCGACAGCCTCGGTTTTGTCTTCGGAAACCAAGACCTCGACGATATGTCCGCATTCGATGACGGGAAAAACGGTGACCGTGCGGACGAATCCGAGCCATACACCCGGTGTGAGAATGAGCTGCTAGATCGCTTCGGTATCACTCGCGAAGACCTTGTATATATTCACATGCCCTGGTAGGTAAAACCCCTCAACCCAAAGCCCCGCCCACCGGCGGGCGGGGCACCCAAAAAGGAGCACCCCAATGAAAAACTTCAAAATCAAGCGAGTCCGCAGCGGCTACCACTACAACATGTTAGACGGCGAGCGAGTAGGCACAATGGAACGCAGCGAAGGCGGCCCCACCCCATGCGAAGGGCAATGGTTCGCAACCTTATTCCCCTCATACGCAGACATGATGGCTACCCAGTGGGACAGGTGGCAGCGCGCATACTCTAGCGGGCGCACCATGAATGAATGCCTCAAAAATTTTGCACGCAAATTCCAAGGATAAGGAACAACATAATGGAACAACAGTACACCGCCCGAGTCATTGAAGGTAATAAATATTCGGGAGAAAAAACTACCGCCGAATTCACAGGCACCCTGCAAGAAATCGTAGACTGGGCGCATAGTGACTGGATGATCGAGTTCACGCGCCGCGCACATGATTTCGTAACCCCCGCGGGAAATCCGAGTGGTGGCTGGGAATGGTTTACCGACTGGGAACCTAAATATCTAGTCGAAGAAGATAAAGAGACCTTCCGCGCTTTCAAATCCGTTGGGCTAGGATGCCACCACGCAGAGGCAGATCAGCTTCACACCCAGCCCATGCCCCTCACTGTTGAAAACGTTAAAGGGTATGTTGAATATTCCGAAGAAGCAGTCAGCCATTTTGGGCAGCAATAGCGGGTAGAAATAACACCCAGTGAATAAATGCACATAAAAAGCGGCACCCCTACCCGGTAAAACCGGTCGGAAACGGGGTGCCGCACCGCACCGCAATGGTGCGGGAAACAACATAGCCGAAAGATACACAAAATTATAATATCAAAGGAAAATATAAAATGTCGAGTAAATCATATACGCCAGCAGATGCTATTAGCCGCCTGGTGGTTGCGCTCCCAGTGCGTGAAGACTTGCCAGCAGCCAGCCCCTCGCTAGATGATTGGTTATGCCGTGCCGGGTACAGTGAAAAATAACCCATAGCCATACTTTACGGCATAGATTATGAAATAAATCACCTGAAAATCCTTTTAAAAACCCTGTTTTAAGTTGGCATCTGAATTATATATATTATATACTTAAAGAGTAGGGAGGGAACGGAAACCCTGAACCTGCCAAAAGGCCAACAGGCCCGGGAAGCAACAATCTAAGGAGCCGAAAATGGCACGCAACAACAACTCTACAGAAGCACAGCGCCGGTATATCGAATCCCTCGCTAAAAACCTCACCGATGAGCAGCAAGGAGAAGACCAATTGACTACCAACACTTACCGCATCTTAGGGGCCAAAGAAACCATCCAAAAAGTCTTCGGCAGCACCGACGTAGAATCCATCTCCGCAGACAACATTATTACGTGTCTTGAGAAGACTAATGATGAGGCTTTGTTCCGTAATTTCTGGGATTTATCAAAAACAAAATGGGCAGACGCTAACTCATTTGAGCCTATTGAAGAGGATTCACTCTACACATACTGGTGGGACGACCCTAGTGTAAGCATTGGGTGTGATGAGACCTGCCCACGGCGAGAAGTCTATTCCCTGCAAGAGATTGAAGAGCTGCAAGAGGACTACGGGAATACCTGGAAACAGTACCTAGAGACTGTAGAGGTACGGGAGCTGTTCACTCAGCCGCTCATGGTAACGGACATGCGGATGATCGCGTATTTAGAATATGTGAACGATAAAACAGGGTGGGATTTGCAGGTGACGCTACCGCTTCCCCCGCTCACTGAGCAGCAGCAATCAGTGGTGAAGGAACTCGCGGCCGCAGAGCGGATCAAGATCCTTCAGGACATGTCCAGTTACTACGGCGAAGAAGAAAACTACACCTATTCTGCTGTGGCCGTATCGGAAACTGACCCTGAAGACTGGGAAGAAATATCTAAAATCCTTGGGCTAGAAAAATCTATAGAGCTTGGGCTCATGTTCCTATCTGGCGAAGAAGGAACCGCAGACGAAGCGTCAGCAACAGCTAATATTTTGCAGAGCACATGGGCTGAAGAAAAAATCCTGGACTTTTTAGGGCTCGGGGACAAATGGGAACCAGACCTGTACACCACTGTAGAGCTTGCATCATACCCAAACCTCATGAGCATCACAAAGAAAGAGGCAGGTGAATAAAAATATGCTCCCCAGGCCACTGGGGATGAACCGTTTGTACGTTTTCATCTGGTTCTGCTCCCCACACACGTGGGGATAAACCGGTTTTCTGGTTACACTAAAATTTCTCCCCGAAATATCGGGGTACAAAAAATGGGCCCCTCACCGTAATGGTGAGGGGCCCATTTTTTAGCAGCCTATTCGTCTAGATGCTTCGGGTGGTACGGGGCACCAGATTCATCAACCGGCCCGCCCGGCTCATCCGGGGCTGCCGCATCGGTAGGCGTGTGCACGGCGGCCACACCAGGCACCAGCACAGACCCAACCAGCGCAGCCCACAAAGTGACCTTCGACCCATCCAGCAAGCCATAGGCAACCAGCAGCGGCATGACAACCAGCGCTACGCGATAGAGCCACGCCCGCACATTTGGAGATAACCACGATAGAGCATTCATTTTTAGCCCAGCTCCTTTCCTAGCGACACGTGCGCCGCCTGCGCCTGGCTAATCGCAGCCCCCAGCTTTTCCCACTCAGCCCGGATACGGTTCACCTCAGCCTTAGGAAGCGGGGCCGGTGCCCCATCAGAGCGGCCTTCCTTGATTGCATTCACCCGGTCAATCAGACGATCCAGCTGGCCGTACCAGCGGCCCGGGCAGGCGGTATTGAAAAAGTCCTTATGCCCGTGAATGTAGAAGCTCTTGTTGTAGTAGGTTTCGATGTCCGCGATCACCTGGGCGACGGTCTCAAAATCTTCGGGGCTCATTTCCGGGCGGCACTCAATGCCAATAGAGCGCTGATTCGCGGGCCAATTCCCAAAATGCCACGCGATGTCCTTAATATCCACCAGCTGAGCACACTTACCAGCTTCCACCACGAAATGGGCGCTAGTGCCAGGGCCAGACTCGAAGAAGCGGCACACCCCATCAAACTTCTGCCCATCCGCACCCCAATGGTGAATGCCAATAGTGTCAATCTCATCAACTGTGCGATTCGCCGGGGTGTAAGAATTTTCAGGCGAATTATAGTGCGTAATATCCTCGTACTGAGACACAGCACACCTCCAATAATCAGGTGCACACCAAAGGGCCCGCACCATCACGGCGCAGGCCCTCACAGTATGCGTATAATCAAAAAAATTTTTCAGAAAAAGAATGCTCACGCGGTGGGTGGTGCCCGCCCACCCTCAGCAGAATGCGCACCCTGCGGATCATCCCACATGGTGCGCATATAGTCAGCGAGCTCAACCGGCAGCGGCGGCGCGGGCGGCGGGTCACCCGCATCAATATGGGCGACCAGCCGCGAAATATGAGCTGCAGACAGCATCGCAGCCATTCTGTCCGTGCGTGAGCGGGCCTCAACGGCATGAAGCTCAGCCCGCAGCGCCTTCACCTCAAGCCGTAAATCGCCCAGCTCTTGCCGTGTTGCATTCAGCCGCTCTTTCTCCAGCGCCGCCCCGGTAGACTCATGATTTCCCCACCAGGTGAAAAACGCTGTCAGACCCGTGCCGCTCATCGCAGAGACCGCCGCGACCACAACAGTGGTCAGGTCAATCATCTAGGCCCCCGGCTGTTCCTTCAACGCCTTAATAAGGTGTTCAACCCCATTCTGCAGATGGGTGTCGGTGACCACCAGCGGGTCTTCACCAGGGGGCACCAGCTCATCCAGGGCGGCTTGAGCTTCAGCTAATTTTGCTGCGGCAATATTACGCTTCTTCTCATACTCAGATACGGCGTAAACGTATACTTCAGAAAGAGATTGGGCGTTTTCTTCCGCTGAGATAGGCGCAGCAGCCAGGCGGTGGCGGTGAGCCTCTACCCAAGCTTGCGGGTTATCCACACCCGCTGCTGCAGCTAACGCGATTTCACGGCGCAAAAGAGCTGCGTCACTAGCGGCGGCGATAATTCCTTTTGATGTTATATTCATTTTTTCCTCCTATAGGGTTAGTTTTCGTAGGGGGTGCCGGGAAGCACTGCGGGCCAAGCGTCTGTTGTTGTCCACACAAGTGTCCCCATAGCGGAGCGTCCCTGATTCCGGTCGATGCGCATAATAAGGCTATTAGACCACCCGAAAAATGCGATAGTCCCCACGGTTGTAGGCAAACCGTTCCCGATGTTTGAGACAACCGGGGCGGTGGCAGCGAAACGGTTATCGTGCATATAACGAACTATGTTCTCGCGGTTTGGGTGGTTCGGGTTGCCCCCTAGTGCTGGCAAAAATCCGCTCGGTATAGCTTTGCTTTGGAGATCGACCGGGGCTTTTGTGAACTGCGGCCCCGCCCCGCCTTCCAGGCGGTCTGGGTTAGTGGTTACCATCCACGCCTGCACCGTGCTCCCCACCCGCCGTATGAGCACATCGCACAGGCCACCGCTGACGCTGATCGTTTCCAGCAGGCGGATTCCCGTATCCTGCACGGCTGGAACAGCCGCCGCGGCGGCGGGGCGCTGAGATTCCAGTTTTTCCACCCGCTGCTTAAGGGCCTCAGCTAGTGCCATGAGCGCCGTTACATCAGTCTCAGGAATATCAACCGACCCGCCCCCATCCGATAGAGTTACCCGCCTACCAGAAATATCTAGCCGCTGCCGCGAAACAGGGCGGTTTTCTAAAGCACTCACCCGGATCGTCAAAGCCGTTAAATCAGTTTCCGGGATAACAACCGACCCGCCACCATCCGACAGCGACAGCCTGCGGCCCTCAAGGCTAAGCCGCTGCGGCTCACCCTTACCACCGCCACCTGGGGCCGGGGCCTGCGACGGAAAAACCGCCTCACTCACCGGAACAGCAGCAGACAAATCCACTGACAGCCCCGCAGCGATTGTAATCACCGCTGGTTTAATCGGGGCCGCCCGGCCCGCATCATCCACCAAATGAGCGTACACCGTGTAATGCAGAGTGCTAGGCTTCACGCCTTCCGGGGCCAGCAGCTTCACGCCCTGAACCTCGCCGTTCGCGCTCTCAAAAAGCACGCCGTCACGCACCCACCCGGTGCGAGACGCCGAAGCGTACACCGTGGACTCACCCACCGCCGTGCTTGACGGCACGAAATCCACCGTCCCAGACAGCGGCACCGGCGCCCCACCGAATTCCTGGTGGGTCACAAATTTACCTGTTACTGTCCCGTAGCTACTCACTGCTGCACCGCCTTATGCCTCTCCAACGTGGACTTAAAAATAGTTTCAATGTCAATCAAAACCCCATCGCGTAGGGTTTTCCCGATACATGCGATACGATCCCGCGCATGGTTATCGCACATCCCATCACGCACCCGCAGCCTCTCAATATAGGTTTCCACGTAGAAGCCCCACCGGCTGCCTTTCCCCGGGTTCTCAGTCTCATGCGGATTATCCGACCTGCAGCCCGATAGGACACTGCCCCGCGCATCGTTGCAGATGTAGAAGTCAGCCGCCTCACCCGGGGCCGCCGCACCAGACACAGAGTCATGCCAGGATGACGATTCAGCCAAACAATTCATGAGCTGATTACGGCCCCACTCAACCATGAAGCCATGACCGCCGTTCTCTTGCGCCTCACAGCCCTGCATGATCGTGCGAGTCGCCCGGATATAGAAACCGGCCCCTGCGTGCATCCACTCCCTGTTCCGGGACGCGCCAGCAGACACCTCAGCGCCCATCTCAACCCGCGCACCAGCCAGCGCGCCCGCGCTGGTGAGCGCGGGTGTGGTGAGCCCGTAGAGGTCTTGCCAGGGGCGGGTGCGGGTGTTGTACCAGCTTTTGCAGTCTGTGAAGTGGCATTGAGATGTGTAGATTTCTATCCCGGCGTTGCCGCCGCCGCTCATGTTGGCCCCTGAGACTTCGACCATCGTGAAGTTGTTGTCTGCGCCGCCGGGCCAGCCCTTGACTTTGGCTAGGTTTTCGGGGTGGCTCGGGGGTTTACCGACGATGATTCCCTGGTTGAGGGTGCGGCGTACCCGCACCGCACTGATTTTCATGCCTTGATCGTCACGCCCGAAAATTGCCATACCAGTATCGGTATCCCAAATTTCTAAGTTTTCGATGCGGGGCACGGCGTCTGGGTCTGCGGGCCCGTCGCCCAGGTCGGTGTTGAGCACGATGCCGCAAATGTTGGGGATGGGTGGTGTGTGGCTGTTCGCCGCGCCGGTGGTGATGAACATGTTCCGCACGGAGGGGCGGAACAGGGTGCGTTCCTCGGCGCGGGTGTTGTAGGTGCCGGTGTGGAATACACCGGTTTTTTCGGGCACGGGGGTGCTGTTGGTGGCGACGATCCGGGTGCTGAGCCCGTCCCCATGAACATCAACCCAGCCTTTGAGCCGGATGAATGGGTAGGTGACCGTGTAGGTTCCGGCGGGGATGCGCACTGACCCGCCGTGCGGGTTGGATGCTGCTTTGTCGATGGCGGCCTGGATCGCGTGGGTTGAGTCGGTGGCACCGGTGGGGTCTGCCCCGAATTCTGGTGAGGTCACGTCCAGGGCGTTTCCGCTGGTGATGGAGCGCACGGCTGCGGCGGCTGGCCCGGTGAAGGTGTTCCCGGCGATGGTTGGGACGGTGACCGCCCCGATGGTTGCTGTGCCGTTTTTATGGTCGGTGACCGCAACGGACGGGGCGGGCCCAGCTGCGGGTGCGCCGCCGGGGTTCTGCGCCACATATGCCTGGAAGACAGAGGCGTCAAGCTTTTTCTCAACATCCATTGCGGTGGGGGTTTGCGCGATCACTGTTTGCGCGGCGGCGGCGGCTTCAGCTTTTGCGATGCTCACCACGTGCGCTTTCGCGGCCCCGTCCAGCTCACCGGCCTCGGTGAGGGCCACCAGCCGCAGTTCTTCAATTGTTTCGCTCACGATTTATGCCTTTCGACGCTTGAAAATCACTTCACCGGGGGCGGTGCGTACCTGCACCAGCGAATCTAGCAGCTCTGGTGGGCCCGCCCGGCCCGCTGTTTTCCCGGCCCATAGCAGCGCGGATAGTTCGGCGTCGCCGGTCAGGGTGATGCGGCTGTCATCGATGCGCACGGGGATGCCTTGGTGTGTGGTGAGGGCGTACCGGATACGGTATGCGCCGGGGTAGACCACGAATTTCACGGTGCCGTCCGGGTCTAGGGGCTGCCGCACAGCCCCCGCGAAAACGTCCGGGCCGGTCTCTTGCGCTCCCGCCCGGGTGGCGGTGAGAATCACGTCCCCTTGCAGCGCCCGCCCGGCGGGGTCGATAAGCCGCCCCCGCAAGGTTACTTTTTCAACCATCAGGATTCAGCCCTTTCACGCTTCGACACCCAGGTCACCGACAGATTCAATGCGCCTTCCTTGCGGATAAAAAGAGACTGCCCGCGGGGCATCCGCACCGACAAAACACCGGTCTGAAAATTTACCGTGTAGGTGACAGGCACCGCACCGGTATTCGGGTCGAAATAGGTGCCAGCGACCTGAATATCGCTAAATTCGTCTCGACGGAACCGGGGCGGAATGAATTCCCCCACGTCAGACCACTGGTCGCCCACCGTGTAATCGAAGGCATCGCGGATGAACTGCCCGTGAAATTCGCATTTCCACCCGTCAGGGGTAGGGGTGATGAGCATCCCGCCGGGGATATTAGACCGAAGCCGCCACCCGGGCATACTCAGCGTATTTTGGGCAGTGGTTCCACTGATACGCACCCACTGCAACCTGCCGTTCACCTTGGAATTCCGGTAGACCGATGCGGTGGACTGCACGTGCATGAGCGTGCCAAGTAGGAAGTTTTCGGGGATGGGCAGGGCTTCCCAGGTCTCCACCTCAGCGGCGGGTGTGATGCGCGGAGCCTGCTTGATAATCCTGGAATCCGTCAGAATCCGGTTCGGCTCACGCTCAATTGTGGCCAGCACCAGATACTTCTTGCCGTTTGACTGATCCAGTGCGCCTTTAACGACCTTCAGCTCTACGGGTTTAGTGTCAGCTTTCACGGGGTCGTAACAGAGCACCACACTATAGACGGTGAATATCGTTACCGGCGGCACCGACAGCTTCACCGCCTCATAGAGCCGGTGATAGTACCCGGCGACCGCAGAGTGCGCGTACCGGGGCCACACCAGAGGCGGTGCCACCGTCACCGTATCCGTCGCATTATCAAAAGACAGCCGGTAACCGCCGTCACCAGCGTCGATAACCCCGTTTCCAAGCCCGGATGTCACCGACTCCCACTGCGACGCAGACAGCGGCTTATTCACCACCGGAAATGTTTCTTGGCTTTCAGTCATTACTTTTTCCTCTTTTTCTCCTAGATGGTGATGATCTGCGACAGCTCACGCCGCAGCCGCTCTACCCGCGCATCTGCTGGGGTCTTATCCAGCCCGCCGACCGTGAGCTCAACCTCACGGGCAGCGGCTTCCCACGTGATTTTTGCTTCCACCACCGGGGCCGCATACGGGGTGACACCAGGCTCTAAATCAAGAGTGATGGTGTCCCCAACGGTGAAATCTTCCCCGAAGCGACGGGTGGGTGATTCTGCGAGCGTGAGCTTCAGCGTCCGTTCAGGTGCGCCTTTCTGCAGCTCTTCCCGCGCTGATTTCTCTAACGCCGCCGCATCGTCGGTATCGCGGCGGTCTTTGAAAATTTCGATACGCCGCCGGTACCCGTCGGTTGCTGTCACAGACGTGAGTGTCCTATCTGCGCCTTCGCCTTGCCCGCCTACCACCACGGCGGTAGCTGTCCCAGCTCGGGAAGTCATCTCCCATCCCGTAGTTTCACCGGTCACATGAGAGAGCCGCACCCGCCGCGATAAATCACGCACCGGGCGCACATCAAAGGTGATGCGCCGCCCCGTGAGGCCGCACACCATCAACAGCCCCGCCTCATCAGCCAGGCCGGTGGCGACTTCCAAAAGATTCTTGAGCCTGGTGTCCACACTCACCTGCCCGCCCCGGGCTTTATCCGGGGCTACATCCAGCGCGTCCACCCGCCGGGCGGGGATAGCGCCCGCGCCGGTATTCAGATTCACCAGCTCTTTAATGACGGTCTCACCCGCCCCGCGCCGCTGATACCGGGCGGCCTGCTGGTGGGCCTCATCATGCGCCGGGTCAGGGAAGGTGAGCCGGTCACCCACCAGGCACAGCGCCGATGACCCGGAAATTTCCAGCTCAGCTACACCGTTTTTCGTGGTGCGATGAAACCCAGTTACCGGCCCGGAAATTTCCAGGTCGCCGTCACGGATAATCAGCCACCACCCTTCACCCACCCGCCGGGCCGCGTTGAGCGAAGCGGGGGCCACATCCACCGCGAAGGTATGCGGCTGGTTTTTCCGCATCACCACCTGCACCTTCTGCACGTGCAACTGACCGCGGGGACGCAACCCCTCATCAACCATCGTGACTGTCACCACGCCTATATTCCTCTCAAGTACGCTGGCTGATAGACAAGCTGGATAGCAGACGCCTCAGTCATATTGGCAGCTTCCACCCGGACCGTGTTCTTCCCCGGGGAAAGCTCAAACAGGGTGGATTTCTCGTCCATCCTGTCCCACAGTTCCCCCCGCGTGTGCTCAGAGTCGAAAACATCCATGCTCGCCACGTCAATCACCATGAATTCGCCTGGCTTGAAGGTCTCGTGCACCAGGAAAAAAGCGCCGGTCTCCACATGCGTGACCTTCACATCAGTCACCGGCCCGGTAATGCGCCACACCGGCTTGACCGGGTACTGCCCGCCAATCATCACTTCCGTGGACTCACCCACCGCTGAGGGTGAGAGCACCACCGGGAAAAACGGCTGCGTAGTGGAAATGAAATGCTTCGGGTCTTTCGCTTTGGGAGCCCACGAAACCACCGTCTCAGCCCCACGGAAGAAGGGGTCAAAAGCAACCAGAGTAAGCCCGGCTTTCATCCAAGTTTTCCGGTATTTTTCCCCGAAATCACCCTTCAACCCATCCTTATATGCAACTTGAAGCATACGCGGGGTGCCGCCTGGTAGCTGCACCGTCAGCGTCGCTAACCCCTCGGTGGGGGAAACCGCGTCTATCAGTTCCCCCCACGCCTGCAGCACCCGCTCCTGACTATGGCCCCAGAGCAAGAGCGGGAGGAAAACCTCCCGCTCTTTCACCTGAGTGGCACGCAGCAGCGCACCGTGCCCGCCCGGGCGGGTACCCGTCTTATGCTCGACCGCCGGAATGCCCAGACCCTCAACCCCTTCTAGAAGGTTCAGGGGCGCGTAGCCTGTGGGTTCAAGACGAATCGGTGCCCCGCCATTAGCGGGCGTAATGCTCACCATTAGTGGCCCATTGCCAATGCTCATAGGGATAGCACCTCTTCCCGCCGCTTGCGCTTAATGATTTCCTCAGCCACTTCTTCGCCCGTGTAGCCTTGAACCTTGTCAATGTACACGCTGGGGCCGCTCTGCTTATCGGCGGCGACCGCGATGCGGTGCATCGAATCCCACTGCGAAGCTGTCAGAACATAGTCTGGAGTTTTCCGCTGGTGGTCGATAACCTGCACACCCCGGGTAATCAACCCGCCCTTATCAAACAGGGTGGGAACGACCCGCCCCCCGTCATGGTAGCCGTGGCCGTGACCGATAACGCCGAGCATGTCGCTGTAGCCATACCTTGCCTTTGCGTACCTCATACCGGCTACCAAGTTCGCTAGGGGATCGAGCCGGTTGTTTGGCAGTGACGGGTCACGGAAGGCCGCGAATGTTGCGCCAATCACCTGCACCAGGCCCATAGCCAAATCGCCTGTGAGGGTATTCACATCAACATAGCCGTTCTGGGTGACATTTGGGTCACCATTCGACTCGGACTGAATCTGCGAGAGCCACGCATTCACGTAGGGCTCGCTGGTGGGTAGCCCGGCGATTCCAAGCGCCTGGATGACTGTATCTTTCCACCGCATGACGCCACCGTTAGACTCAGCGACCGGAACGGCGTTCCCGCCGCTCTCATTCTTGCCTTTGAGCGTGTCTTTCACCCAATTCGCGGCACCGTCAATCATGGTGATCGCGCCGCCGCGCATCAGCTGACCCGGGAAACCAAGATACTTACTCGTGATACTGTCAATGACACCCTTTAGCGGCTCGATAACAGTATCGAGCACCTTGCCAGCTGCAGAGCCAACGAACTCACGGCCCGCTTTCCACAGGTCAGAGTTGATGACCGCCCCACCGATGCTTTCAACAAGGCCACCCTCAGCGTAACCACCGACCCCTGCGGGCAGGCGGCCCGTGCGGTTGATGTAGTCAAGCACGCCGGGGTTCTCGGACTCGAACCGGCGGCGCGATGACTTCTTCACCACGAATTCGTCCGCGTGAACAATACCCGCGGGCTGGTACTTGCTACCGGGGCCTGTCCAGCCACCCGTAGCCCACCCGGACAGGTCAATCGGGGGCAACTTGTCGATGTGGAATTTATCAGCCAAATCATTAAAGTGCCTGATGAAACCATCGTTCACCACGGTTTGGAGTACGAATTTAACCGGGGCTTTCACCACTTCCTGGATAGCTTTCCAGGCATTATCGATAGCTTTCACCGCGTTATCGAATGCCTGCGGGATTTTATTCGTCACCCAATCCGAGAGCGTGTCAAACACCGGTTTTATCCATTGTTCCCAGCCGGTTTTAATGGCGTTCGAGATAGAATCCCACGCGGGTTTAATCCAGGTCTCGTAAAGCCATTTAAACGCCGTACCAAGAGCGTTGAGCGCCAAATCCCAAGCGGGCTTTATGTTGGCATTCCACCAGTCGATAACAGCCTGGATCGCTTTTTGAATCCAATCCCAGACTGGCTTAATCCAGGTGTCGTATACCCACTTGAAAATTTTTCCGTAGGTATCCATAGCCAGATTCCACGCGGGAACCAGCGTATTATTCCACCAGTCGATAACAGCCTGGATCGCACTCTGAA